GTGAGGCAGAAGCAGCTAAGCTAGCCAATGAAGCGTTGCTAGACTATAGTAATGTATCTCAGGGTATTAGAATGCTGAGAACTATGCCTTTAGGCTCTCCTTTTATTACGTTTAATGTTAAAGGAGCAGCTCAGATGGTAAGGAATATTAAACAACATCCCCTTGCTACCGCTAAGTATGCAGCTATACCGTATCTATTTGCGGAGATGTTCCTATCTCAGAACGATGATCTTGATGACGAAGATTGGGATTCGTTGATGGAGTTCTTGCCTGATTATATGGAGACATCTTTCAGCACTATGGTATTCCCTACCAAGAACGAGCAGGGTAAATGGGAAGCTATTGATATAAGTTTCTTCTTACCTTGGGGTGCTCACTTGAATCTGGCTAAGGATATGTATAAACAGGAGTGGGGAAATGCAATAGCTGGTACTGGTATGTTTGCTGGCCCTTGGGAAATTCCTTTGTCTCTTAAGCTTAATGAAGATCCATTTACTAAACAACCTATATGGAATGAGTTTGACCCAGCTACTCAAAGAGCGCAGGATTTGTTTAATTACTTGGCATCTTATATGATACCTCCAATGCTTATGCCTAGAGGTAGAGCTGGTGACATTGTTACTGGTGGTGGACCGTTAATTAAAACTATGATGGCAGCTGATTTCATTGATGGTAATGTGGGTAGGGATGGTCTTCCAAGATATACAATGCCTAATGCTTTATTGTCTTGGTTCGGGGTTAGTATTCAGCAGTTAGGAAGGCAAGATGTAATTAAGAAAGGATACTACAAACAAAAAGATCTAGATAATATAAACAAAAGATTTTTAAGGATGATTAATGAGCCAGCTTATGCAGGCAATAGTGCTGAGGCTATAGAAAAGAGAAAAGAATTGAGAGAGCAATACAGGGAACACTGGCTAAAGAAATATAAAGAGAGTATGGAGTGGGCAGAACATTTAAAAAGCTTGGAGAAACTTTTTAGTGAAGATAAAAAAACCTAAGCTAGTAGAGGTGGAGTGGTTGGATATATTCGCAACCTCTGGCTGGGAGAAACTTGATGAAGTTAATCCTCCTGTGTTGCATACTTATGGTTATCTAGTGTTCAAAGATAAGGATACTATTAAGGTTGCGTCTACTAAGGATGAGCATGGTGAGTGGTTTGCAACGCATGCATTCCCTAGGGGATGTGTTAAAAAAATACGCCCCCTTTCGGGGGCGCTAATTGAATTACCCAAGAAACAAGTACACAATAATACCACTAACCAGAATGTAACAAAGGTACCAGGATAGTAGTTCTATTATGGTTCTAAACATCTATCATTCCATCTTTCTACTGCTTTCTTTTTCTCTCCTTTATGATCTGGATTAAAGAAGAAGCTTACCTTGCATGGTAAACACCCCACTAAGAACGATCCTATCTGACTTAACCCACCACAGAAAGGACATTTCTTTAATTTGCTCATTAATATTTCCTCGTTAGTTTGCGTTGAGTGATTGAGTGTATCTCGTCATAGTAACCATCTCCATCCAATCCCTTTAATGAAACCACTCCTCTCCACCAGTTATACTCTGTGTCTCTACACCAACTTTCAGAGTAGTGTGGATGTGAGTAGCATCCTGCAGATAATCCGAAGATCTTCTGTCCATCTGGTCTAGTTTGTTCTGCATGATTATACAAGTGTGAATGTCCTTGCACCGCTGAGCAGTGCAGTTTAGATACTAAGTGAAACCCTACATGTGTTGAGCTAATAGGTCTACCAGCTATACCAGATGTAAAGTAATGAGAGAACATAATATTCTCTATTGAAAGACAACTCTTAAATGGTGTTATCTTCCATCCAAACTTTTCATATTGTAAGTCACTTAATCCTATTGCTCCTTCCAATTCTGGTGCTGAGTTAACAGCTCTCTCTATCCTATCTTCATGATTGCCAAGACACATGTGTAGCTTGGGCTTGTATTGTTTCTCCTTTCTTTTTCTTTTTACATCATTGAATTTCTTTATAGGTGCAAAGAGTTTTTCTTGTGCATCTATAACCGATAGTATATCTTTCTTATATCGCCTACCTTCAAATCCTTTCGTGCCTTTATCATAAGATGATAAGCTAGGCATATCTCCAAAGTCTCCTAAGCAAACTATTATATCTGGTTGTTGTTCTATTATAAAGTTACCAAGAGCTGAGAATCTTTTGTTGTCATACTCAGGTGCAGCATGACAGTCAGGTATAATCAGTAAGTCTTTTGGTTCTTTATTTTTCATAGTAATGTGTCCATAGTATGTTTAACTATACTATGTGGGTACTCCTTGCGAATGCTTAAAGTTACAACACTATTATTAAGGGAAACAACATGATGGTTGTTACTTGATCTACGAATAGTTGCTCCCTTTTCTTTTAATGATTTTAAAAACACTTTACTTTTGATTGGGTGTTTCATATTGCACATATCCCTGTCATGCATTGTTCATCACTGTTATCCTCATAGATAACTCCTCTCTTTGAATGAGCTTCTTCATAATCACAAGCTGTTATTGGTTGGCCACCTCTGCTACCTTCGGGGTATAGAGTTAACCCTCTTAGACCATGTGCATACTTAGCTACTACACTGGAAAACTTTCCTAATGTTTCCTCGTTGTTTAGTTCGGAGCCATAAAGAGGAAGATTAAGAGTGGAACTAATAGCATGGTCAACATACTTCTGTAATTCATATTGAAACTTTATTCTCCTTTCTGGATCAGCTGCTAAATCTATAGCTGATTCTATCCCATCTTTATTAATGCCTTGATCTATAAGATTCTGAGCAGCACCATCTATTACGAACTGATGCTTCCACTTAGTTCCTTCTTGCAAGTACCTCCTTTTATAAGCTACGGCGTAAATGGGTTCCACTCCCGAGGTGGTGCCAGCTAATATTGAGATTGACCCTGTCGGGGCTATGGCTCTGTATCCTTTAGGTCTGCTTAAGAAGAACCTATCACAGTGTTCGTTGGCAGATTTCTCTGACTCGTCTCTGTAAATCTTAAGCCATTTCTTTAACTCATCATTCATCTCATATTTATAACCAGACTTAAGTAACCATTCATGCATTCCCATTAAGCCTAAGCCTAGTCGTCTATTCTTTTGTCTAACTTCTTCTACTTTTGAGTAAGGTAGGTGTGCCCTTATAGTTCCACAAACTAGGAATTTAGAAGCCACGCTAACAACATCCTTAAATTCTTCTAGGTTTTCTATGCGACCCATGTTGATACTGCCTAGGTTACACACGTCAGAATCTGTCGAACTTGTTATTTCTGTGCAGGCGTTACGTAAAGTTTCGTTTTGTTTCTCTCCAAAATTAAAACTAAACCCTGGCTCTCCTGTTATCATAGCTTGTTTACAGTTCTCTATAAAAACATCAGGCATCCTACCTTCACCTATCTCCTTAAGAAATTCATCATCATAATTTAAAGAGATGTTCATCATGTCAAGTGGTGCGGGATAGTTAAAATTATTTCTCTTAACATCTGCTAATGATATATCTGTACCTGGAACTTTGGAGTTGTGCCAGTTTTTAATCCTTAGAAAATCTAATGCGTCCTCATGTTGCCAGTTTAGGGAACCGTACATAGCTGATCGCCTCGATCCTCCTTGCATAACATTGCGACCCACTTCGTTTATAACACTTAGGAGAGGCAGAGGACCTGAAGCTACTCCACCCGTCCTTCGTAGTGGCCTCCCACTTGGGCGAGCAATGCTCACATCTATACCAATACCACCTCCTGTCATCAAGCATGACATGGCTCTTTGTGTTACTTCTGACCATTCTTCTCTTGAGTCCTCCAATAGTCTTAGTAGATAGCAGTTGTTCCAGTAGCTTGCGTCTCTACCTGCGTAGTAAATATATCTACCTCCTGGTAAAAACTTAAACTCTGTTATAACTTTAATAAGATAATCCCTATCTGACTTAGACATAATAGGCATATCTTTTCCGTTGCGTGTTCCGCATACATCGTTAACAATAGTGTGCGCTCTATCCCTCCATGTCTCAAAGGTATTAGAGGCATACTTATTTCTAAATGTAGTTGCTCCTAGTTCAGTGTTGAATTCAGTCATTTATATTTTCCTTATTAATTCCTGTGCTACCAAATCCTTTCTCTCCTCTTTCATAATGAGAGATTGAGTTGGCGTTTAAAGATGGCGTTTCGTATTTGCTAAATACTAGTTGAGCAATTCTATCTCCTTCTGATATGTCGAATGGTAGATGTCCTAAGTTAGCGAGCAATACTTTAATCTCTCCCCTGTAGTCAGGGTCTATTGTTCCTGGGGAGTTTAAAACAAACACTCCATACTTGTTTGCAAGACCACTCCTTGATCTTATCTGACCTTCCATTCCTTCTGGCATCTTTAATTTTATACCAGTACCAATTAGTTTCCTATCTAATGGACGTATAACCTCATCTTTCGTAGCAAAGAGATCATACCCTACTGCCATTTGGGTAGCCCTTCTAGGCATAGAGTAGTTATCCTTAGTAGGTTCTATTATAACATAGTCTTTAGGTTTATATCTATCATACTTTTCCAGCATCTATATATTTCTCCTTTAGATTATTATCTTGTGCGTATTTAATATACTCATCCACAGTTACACCGGAATGCTCTAGAAATGTTTCCTCCCATGATTGAGTACTTTCTTCTATGCCTTCCTGTCTTGTTTTGTATATCACTCTTGCAAGTTTATACATAATTGCGTCAAATAATTCTCCTTTAGAATGGTATGTCATCAGCTGTTACTTGTTCAGCTATGTCAGACACGGCATTCTTGACTTCAGGTGACGCTTCCTTTTTAAATTCTTGTGCAGAAGCTTCAACTTCTTTGTATGCATCTGGACTATTAATCATTTGCAACATAAAACCTTTTATATCTGTAGTATATTTTTCCACACCATCTTTGCCAGTGTATTTTCTATAATCAATTGATCCTTCTACATATAAATTAGTACCTTTAGTTACATAAGAGTCTACTACATCTGCTTGCTTGCCATAGAATATTACCTTATGCCAATCAGACTTCTTGTACTCTCCGTAACCAGACTCAGTTACCATGTCTACTTGTGCAATCTTGTTACCATTCTTGGTTGATCTAATGGTTGGATCTTTCCATACATAACCAAGTAAGATAGCTTTGTTAACTCCCTTCATAATGTTTCTCCGGCCAGTATTGTTTAACGTTTTTCCATAGGGTTAATGATGAACTAAATATTTCCCAGTATCTTTCAAAGTTTTCTTTGCTCCACTCATGGAATACTGTTAGGCCTGGGTCGGTTGCGCTAACAAATATGTTAGCCATTCTCCTAACGCTAGCTTCTCCAGTGTCCATGTAACTTTTTTCTACACCAGTTACAGCGTAAGCCATAAGCTGATAAGCCATAGACTCATAAGCTAATTGTTTATGGTCAGCTCCAAACTCTTTTGTCTTAAAGTCTATTGCCCATTCATCAGATATTAAATCTACCATACCACCATAGCCAAGCTTTGGTTCAGAGAATGTAACCTCTGATTTCCATTCTTGTTCACCACAGTTTATATCTAGCAAGGACTTAACAGAATTAAAGATAGCTGCGTCATCTCCTTTAGGTTCTTCCTCCTGTTTAAAGGCTCTCTCTAACATGCCGTGAATCCTTGTTCCCCTTTCGGAAGCTTCTTGAGATTCTTTTCTAGAGTCAGCTAGAATTCTTTTTGAATATTCTGCATCTGTTTCGTTTATATATCTTGGTAGGTTAATAGCGGCGTTAACAGCCTTATTAATTTTCCATTGATCAAGCCCAGGTTTAGCCAGTATATCTAAGACAGATGTAACTGAAGGCATCCATCCATGTTTCCTGGCATCACGTAGGGTAGAAGCCCTAAGCTTTCCATTCTTACTAGGTACATAGTGTTGAGGGTTACCCTCTCTATCATACCAATGCATCTGATTCTCCTTTGGCGTGAATTGCATCTGCTTTTCCTCGCGCCTCTAACTTAGTTACTGTTGCTTTGCTTAACATCAGCGCATCAAATCCTTCTGGTGTAGCCCAGGAAGCGGGGTTCTTATCCTTATCGAAAGCTTTAGGATGATATAAATATCTCGCTATTCCCCACAAAACTCCGGCCCTTTTTAGTGAGTCACTTATCCCACCTTTTGCCGATTCAATTTTAGTATCATCAGCACCATCAGATTTAGCAATCCAATCATCTCCTATCTTACAAACTAAACTACATATCATTCTGTCTCCTATAAAATCATAGCCAACTTGCCAACCAGCTATACCAAAGACAGCATCTAGCCTATCCATTACATCTCTTGCATCTATATAGGCTAGGTCTTGATTGCCACCACCCTTTCTCCATTTTATTTTAACAACAGGGAAAGGTCTCTTTAGTTGGCGTTCAATTTCCTTAATTTGTTGACTCATATTCTTCTATCTCCTTTTTTCTCTCTTCTTTTCTAATGTTATCTAACCATTCTTCATATTCTTCCATATACTGCTCTTCTTCTTCCAGTGTCATTTGATATAGTCGCTCATCATCATCTGGAAGATAATCCATCTTAGTATCTGACATATTATATCTCCTGTTGTGGGTAATATATACCAGCAGTTATTAAAACAGATTCAACTTGATCCATATACTCTCCGAACTGTGCTACTGTTAAGCCTGAAGTTTGTATAGGAACCTCACGCGTCTCTCCTTTAAGGCTCGTGACTTCCTGCATACCTAAAACTTCCATAATCATTATGGTGTGCATCTCGTTTACGGTATAGCCAGACTCGTTAGATGCTTGCCTTATCATGTGCCAGTACCTATTGTTCTGGTCTATTGACCTTTGGTTCTTGTTACTGTATGGTCTAACTATAACCTCTACCTTACCACTTGTCAAGTCTAAAGAATCTATATACCTGGAGCAGTCGTTCTTAGATTCTAAACTATCTATCTTAAACTTTTTATTCTTTACTATGATTCCCATTAGATTACCTCAAAAGTTAATTACTATTATATCACACTTTATTGCTTTGTCAATAGTCTGTAAGCACCATCTCATTTGTGTCTCCTTATCTATCTCTCCGCTATGGCATTCAGCGTGGTGTTCATAGCACACTGGCAATGTAAAGTAGTCAGGTACTTTCTTTCCCATGCCTGATCCAAGCGCTAAAATTCTTAGGTGGTGGGCTTGTGATTCTTTACCACAGTATATACATGGTTGTTCTGCCACCCACTTTAAATATTTTTTATTCTTCATCTCATTTTCCTAAACGCTCTATGTAATTCCATCTCCCATTCCTGTATACTAGATATAAGAGTATTAAAATAATTATATTTAATTTCTTTTTGATACTTATTTAGTATAGTATTGTGGTGTCTATCTACTCCATATATATATCTAGCCCTTGACCTGTCACTCATTGATCTAGTTCCAACACCAAGGCAAACATCGCATTTATAC